TTTCACGCTTTGCGACATGTCGACCCAGGCCAACTATGCGGCCATTGCATCGTTTGCGCTCAGCGAGAACATGACGCCTGTATTTGGCGGCCCGTCTGGCGAGGCTTTGGCGAGTGCGCTGGCCGCCCGCATCAACTCCGGCATCGACACGCCTTGGTTCTGGTACATCAAGGGCGATTACGCCAAGTTCTACGACAGCACCAATGGCGTCTCGCGCTACATCAATCCGTCGGCGTTCGGACTTGGCATTCTCGGCAACCTGTCGCCACAGCAGTCACCTCTTAACAAGAAGCTTAGTGGCGTCAGCGCCACCCAGAACACGGATCTTGGCCAGACCTACTCCGACACTGAGCTGTCGCAGATCAATCTTGGCGGCATCGACGTGATCCTGGGGCCTCAGCAGTCGGCGGGCGGCTACTACTTCTCGTTCGCCACCGGCCGCAACAGCTCGAGCAACACGGCTGCCAACGGCATCGAATACACCCGCATGACCAACTTCTTGGCGCGCGATGCCAAGAGCAAGGCGGCTGGTAGCTTCATCGGCCGGCTGCAGTCGATCCAGCCGAACGATCAGACCCGCGCACAGGCCAAGGCGCTGTTCGACGGTCGCTATGCCCAGCTCAAGGACCCGGCCTTCGGTCTTGGCATCGGCGGGCAGGGCATGATCGACGGGTTCGCCACCCAGTGCGATCTCAACAACAACACGCCTGACTCGATCTCGAAAGGCTACCTGATCCTGTACGCGAAGGTCAGGTATCTCGCGGTCGTTCGCTACTTCGTCGTCAAGTTCATGGGTGGCGGCAACGTTGACGTCACCTCGTCGACGACCCCGCCAGTGAATGCCACCATCTGATCCGCGCCAATCATCCCTCAATTCATATACTAGGAGACACCCATGCCCGTGAATGGGATGAATACTGGCGTTGACTACGCAATCAGCTTTTACGATGCCACGTCTGGCAATCTGATCGATTTTGGTGACGTGCAAGACGTCACCATTACCGCCCAAAAGCACGACATCAAATCGATGCCGTATAACGGCAGCCCGCGGTTTGGCTATGTGCCTGACGGGTTCAAGATCGATTTCACGATCACGCGGACCGGGTCGGCCATCGAAGACTTCATGGTCGCCGCCACCCAGGCGTTTAACAACGGCCAGATTCAAAAGCCTGGCTACCTCAACGAGACCATCACGAACCCTGATGGGTCGAAAAGTCTCTACCAGTATACAAAGTTCGTGGTCTTTCTGACCGACCACGGCAGCATTTCGCGCGACAAGGTCGTGACGCTGAAGCTTGAGGGCATGGCCAGCGACAAGGTCCCTCTCGCTTAATCATGAGAGCAGCAGCTAAGGAGTTTTTATGCCGACTGAGAGCGAAACCAAGCAGGCTCGATATAGCCAAATCGAGAAGGAGCCAGATGCATTCGGGCGTGTCATAGGGGTCGGTCGACTCAAGCCGAGCGAGCGTGCAAAGCTTGCCGGCATGACTTCGGACCTGTCAGGATACGACGAAATCACCAGCGAAGATGGTACAAAAATTCAGGTGCCGCACCGGCTTCCGCTCTTGCTGGCAGCGTCTGTCCGTCTCATCGGTGACAATCCGGTTCCGTTCCCTCGAGATCGCGCGATGCTGGACGCGATTTATGATCGGCTCGATGAGGAAGGCCTAGCCGCAGCATCAAAGGCAATGGCCAGGCTGAGTGAGACCGACGAGGCGCCGACTACTCCGGACGACGCAAAAAACTAGTCTCGGACTCCGTCTTTCGGCTCATCTGTTGGGCAGTGAAAAACGGAGTCCCGTTTGATACCGCGCACGCAATGGATGAATGGGAACTCACTGCCTACGGAATTGTTTTCGGCCAGCTTGAGAACGGCGGCAAAGAGTGGGACTGGGAGCGCATGTCCTTCATTGAGAAGAACTAGCGATGCAGATCGGGATCATCACGGTAGATGGTCGTCAGGTCGGCATCGTTAGCCTGACCGAAGGTAGTTCGCCCGATATTTTCACGCCTAACATTGATGGCTACGAACCAGAGGGCAGAGCCTCCGAGGGGACGCTTGAAAGATCCACGGTGCCTGGTGCACATAGTGGGTCAGCGAGCCGCCACCTGGCTTCTCCGCCAGTGTCGCATGGCAACGCAGCCCATCTTTCTGACCGCGCCCACCATCACGCCTCGCGCGGTGGTTACGCTCCGAAAGGCGAGAACTATTCTGCAACCGGCGGCCGTCCTGTCCATCATGGATCCGCTGAGGTCGACCAAGCCATCGTCGACGCATCTCGAGCACATCACTTCGACCCTAATTTCATGCGCTCGGTCGCTTCGATCGAAAGCAGCATGAACCCGAGTTCAAACGCGAACCGGTCGACGCAATATAAAGGTCTGTTCCAGATCGGTTCTCGCGACCGGCCTGGACACCGCAGCGAATGGACTCGCTTCAGTCGTCCTGGCGACAACATCTACTCAGCGCACGACAATGCGATGGCTGCAGCTCGGATGTTCGATGAAAACCGGTCACAGTTTCGCAATCGTTACGGCCGCGATCCTACCGATACCGAACTCTACATGATGCACCAGCAGGGGCTCGGCTTCTATACCCGCGGGGCGATGACGAATATTAAAGGCAACCCATATCCAGGGATGCACGGCGCCCAGTCGCACGAGAGCTTTGAGGGTGGTTGGGGCAGGGAAGTCGCGCGGCGCAAGGCTGCATTCGCCGCCAAGGAGCCCAAGCCACAAGCTAAAGCAGGACCAATGACGGAGGAAAATGCTCCATGAGCGGAGTGATGTCGCTGGCTGGTTTTGCCTCTCTCCTGCAGGAGGCGGTACGATCAATGCCAGTTCTCCTGCATGCCGCAATGGAGCATGCCGCACAGGTCGTGGAGGCTGAGGCCAAGCGGGTCATCGGCACCCATGAGTATGGCTGGCCACCGCTCGCGGAATCCACTCTGGCGCGGAAATCGGCTGACACCCCGCTGCTTGAGACCGGCGAGATGCGCGACTCAATCGAGCATTACTCGTCGTTCGACAATGCCGTGATAGGATCGAACAACGACAAGGCTGTCTGGCACGAACTCGGGACGAACAGGATTCCGCCGAGGCCATTTCTCTCCGGTGCCGCGCAGCACAAGGCCGAAGAGGTCCGCGACATTATCGCTGAGACCGTGATCGGCCACTTGAAGACCGGCAATGTGAACATGGGGCACGGCTTGCCGCCAAACCCGCACTCGTCAACGGTCAAGCTCTAAGAAGGCGACTGGCTCAGCCAGTGATAGATCAGCCAACCCCATAACCCGACCACGACCACGGACATGACGAAGTCACGCAGGTAGTGCTTGACCTTCACCGTTCCGGGGGGAGTTTCAGGCGCGGTCATGGTGGCTTGGTAGATTATCTGCGGCACCATCTCGGGACTGACCTGCTGGATCGCCTGGTTGAGGCGTCCAGCCGCTTCTATGACCGCTCCAATTGCGATCGATGCGGGTACGGCAAACCACTCGCGGTGGACACGCTGAGCGTCCAGCAGATCATGTGCGGCGAACTCAATATCACTGCCGACCCCTGGGGTGACGCCGATGTAGGCGAACCTTAGGGCCGACGACGATCCAGTCTGGAGGGCCGATATTCTCTGAAAGGGGTCTTTGCTGGACCCGATCTTATGGCGTCCTGTTTCGTCCGCGATCACATAGACGAAAGACCCTTGCATCTGTCCGACCTGCGATGAGCTACGGCGCTTTGGCCTGATGTCTTCAGGTCCGAAAGAGACGCCAGTTCTAAGCCCAAACACCCGAGGGCCACCGAGAAAGAAGCGCATTGAGAACCTTCAATGGTAGTCCCCGCAGGGTATAATAGGGCCATTCGATGATCGACTACAAGATTGGCGTACAAATTCTGCTCACCAACAGTCTTGGCCCGGCCCTGACCAAGATGACTGGGCAGATTCTCGGCATGAACAATGCCGTTAACCTGTTGAACTCCAATCTAAATCGGTTCCGGCTGGCTGC